TTATTAACTATCAATGTTGATACAGTTGCCGGTCAGCAAGACGTTTCTAGACAAGCTTTAGAACGAGGTGGCCAACCAGGATTTAGTTTAGAAAATATTATTTTTCAAGACTTAGTTGCTGCATATTTTGGTAAATTAGATGAATTAATGATTGAAGGCTCTGGATCTTCTGGACAACCTACAGGAATTCGAAATGTATCAGGACAAAATACTGTTACTTATACTGACGGAACTCCTACTGTTGCAGAAGCATTTCCAAAAATAGCAGACGCTATTCAAAAAGTAAATGCAAATAGATTTGCACCAGCTACAGCAATCATTATGCACCCTAGAAGATGGGGTTTCTTCACAGCCGGTGTAGACGGAAACTCAAGACCATTAGTATTGCCTGCAGGAAATAATCCTGACAATGCTGTTGGTATTGGTAACGCAGCTGCTTATGGAAACGTAGTAGGAAATATTTTGGGACTCCCAGTTATTACCGACGCTAACGTTACTACAACAGATGGTGGCGGAAACGATCAAGACCAAATTTATGTCTTGAAAGTAGATGATCATATTTTGTTTGAAGATAATTTAATGCAGTTGAAATTCGAAGAAACAAATGCAGGTAGCTTAACAACTAAGATGGTTGTTTATGGTTACAGCGCGTTTGCTTCTGGAAGATATCCAGCTGGAATGACAAAAATTCAAGGAACAGGATTAATTACTCCTAGTTTCTAATATAATTATGGTTTTAGTGCGCTGGGCAACCAACGCACTAAACCATTAAGGAAAGATAATATGGCAAAAGATAAAGAATTAATAGAAGCTCTTAAACAAGAACTTAAAGGCTATGAACTTTATGGAAAGGCACAGCGTGTTAAAGAAACTAAAGAAGCTATTAAAAAAGCTGGCGGAACAGTTGAAACAAAAACTGCAAAACCTAAAGCTGAAAAAAAAGTAGAAAAGAATAAATAATAATGCCTAAAGGAATTGGTTACGGAAAAAAGAAAATGAAAGGTGGCAAAGGTAAGCGCCGCAAAAAAGGTAGATAATACCTATGGCAATTACAAACGGCTACTGCACTCAAAATCAACTTAAAGCTTTTATTGGAATACCATCAAGCGATAGTCAAGACGATGATTTGCTTGATGACGCTGTTAATGCTGCTTCGCGGCAAATAGACGCTTTTTGCGGAAGAAAATTTTTTGCAGATACTTCTGCTTCTGCACGTAAATTTTTTACAGATAATTTGTATAGATTAAGAGTTGATGATATTTCAACTACTGATAGCTTAATAGTAAAATACGATGATAATGATGACGGCAGTTACGAAGTAACTGTAAATTCAAATGATTTTCAAGTATTGCCAATTAATGGAGTAGTTGGCGGAATTGAAGGTAGTCCGTTTTATATTATTGAATTAATAAGTGATAGTTCGCATGAATGGCCTTTAGATTTTTCAAGCAACAGACCCAGGGCTGAAATAACAGCGAAATGGGGCTATGCAACAACACCTGAACAAATACGACAAGCTACTTTAATGCTTGCTAGTGAATTATTTGCTATGCGAAACGCTCCGCTTGGCGTTGCCGGAATCGGAGATTTTGGCGTAGTTAATATACAACAGAACAGAGAAATTACAAGGTTAATAGGTCCATTTCGTAAAGGAAATGTATTAGGAGTAGCTTAAATGGCTACTATGGCTGAAATACGAGACGGTTTAAAAACAACTGTATCTAACATAAGCGGTTTACGTTGTTACGATGTTATTCCAGATAATGCAATAAATTTTCCTGTAGCTTTATTTATACCTACAAATATTGAATTCGATTTAGCTATGCAACGCGGAACAGATTTATATACATTTGATATGATAGTTGCCGTACAACGCACTGACGCAAGAACTGCGCAAGATAAATTAGATGAATTTGTTTCTGGTAGCGGCAGCAAAAGTATAAGACAAATTATTTATAACAACAAAACGCTCGGCCTAGCTGATACAGACGCTAGAGTAGTAAATATGACAAATTACAGTGCAGATTTTAATTTAAATGGCATTGACGGAATAGGTGCTAATTTTGAAATAGAAGTTTATACGAAAGGATCAAGTTAAATGGAAGGTTGTTGCAGCGGCTGTCCCAACGGTTGCGGAGGTAAATAATGGCTAAATATAAAATTATCGGTAATAAAAAAGTTATGGATAAAGTTAAAGGCGAAATAATTGATATTGAAGATGAGCAAATTGCAAAATCATTAATAAAAGCTGGGCACATAAAACCTACTAGAATAAAAAAGAAACGCGCAAGAAAAAAAGACGGCACGTTTATTAAAGATGATAAAAGCACGCCAGACATTAATGAAGCGTGGAAAGAAGTAGAAGATAATGGCTAAATTTGTATTTAATGATGGTAAGCTTTTTTTAGGCGGTTACGATTTAAGTAGCCATACTACTTCAGTTAACTTAGAAATAAATGCTGAAGAATTAGATTCAACTACAATAAACAGCGGCGGATTTACAGAAAAAATAGGCGGTTTAAAAGATAGTTCTTTACAAGTTGATGGATTTTACGAAGCTGGAGCAAATAAACCTGACGCATTATTAGGAGCTTCAATAGGTAGTGAGCTTATTGTTTCAACAGTACCTGACGCCGGCGTAGGTAATATTGCATATTTTATGAAATCAAAATTATTTCAATATTCCATATTTGGTGAAATTGGAGAAATTGCTCCATTTAGTATAACTAAAAATCAGTCCGCTGATGAAGTTGTAAGAGGAACAATTCAAATAGACAGTGCATTAACAGCTTCAGGTAATTCCACTGGCACACAGCTTGGAGCTGTTGGTGCAACAGAAAAATGTTACGCTGCTATTCATTGCTATAGCGTTTCAGGTACATCTAGTCCTACAATTACTTTTAAATTACAAAGTGATGATAACTCTAGTTTTACAAGCCCTACAGACAGAATTACATTTACAAGTATTACAGCTATCGGTGCAGATTTTCAAAGCGTTGCTGGCGCCATAACGGATCAATATTGGCGTTTAAATTTTACAATATCTGGAACTAATCCAAGCTTTGGTATTCATGCTGCGATTGGTATTGAATAAAAATATTTAAAATTATTACACATTAATAAAAATACTTGTTATAATAAATTTATAACGTTCATTAAAAGGAGGACAAATAATGATGAGTAGAAAACATTATGAAGCAATAGCTGAAAAGTTAAAAGCTAACAACGCTTCAAGCCAGCTAATATTAGACTTAGCTACAATTTTTCAGGACGATAATCCTGAAAGATTTAATGTTAGTAAATTTATTGAAGCAAGTAAATAAGGAGGACATTTGAAAGATAAAGATAGAGTACGGCAAGATCAAGCTGAGTTACATAATTTATTAGGAGATACTGAAGTAACTTTTAAATTATATAATAAAGATGGAACTGAAAGTAAATTAAAGTTAGCTTGGAGTAGTTTTTCGATAAGCCAAAAGCGAAAGCCTAAACCAAAAGCTAATCCAGATTTTCACGATTATCTTGATTTAGAATTTGTATTAAGAAAAGAATAAAATTATACAAGGTTAGCTTAACAAAAAAAATATCTACAACCGCCTTGTATATGTACGGCAGAAGCCCCTTAGCAGCCCTGAGGGGTTTTCTGTTTAAATAACGCATTTAACTTAACTCTCACCTTGATATTTAAAATATAAATATAGAGAGGAGTTAATTTTGGCAAAATTTGTTTTGACAGACGCAAGCGTAACTTTAAACAGCGTGGACTTAAGTGACCACGTAGCTAGTGTAACATTGGATATTACAGCTGATGAAATAGTAACAACTGCAATGGGCGATACTTTTGTTAGCAGAACAGGGGGCCTTAAGTCAGGTACTTTATCAATTGATTTCCAACAAGACTTTGCTTCAAGCGAAGTAGACGCAACGCTATTTCCATTGTTAGGAACTACTACAGCATTTGTAATAAAACCAACATCCGGATCAGTTAGCGCTACTAATCCTAGCTACTCAGGAAGCGTGTTAGTAAATCAACATATTCCTGTAGCTAACGCAGTAGGAGAACTTGCAACTATGTCAGTTTCATTTCCAACAAGTGGAACTATTAGTAGAGCAACTTCCTAATGGGTAATATGATCGTCATCATGGTTGATGGCACAACATTGGAAGTTAAAGTTAAACCAGCGGACATAATTAAATTTGAACGCAAGTTTGATATACCTATTTCAAAATTGCAAGATGAGCAGCGCTATGAGTGGTTATTGTATTTAGCTTGGCTTGGCGCTAAAAGAAATGGTGTAACAGAAGATTATGACGCATGGGTTGAAAATGTTGAAGAACTTGATATAGCTGGACCAAGTGATAATTTAAAAGCGTAAATGGATTTATTGAATTAATAGCTGCAATAGCAGTTGAAACAGGAATAAATCCAAACGCTTTATTAGAAGTTGATTTAGATATGTTTA